ATTGATTGAGAAATTCAAAATATCTCTAGAAGGTCTTCCTTTCTTTATGAAACCTGGAATTGAGACGATCAACGCAAGTAATATTAAATTCGATTCTAACAGCAGATTGGTTGGTAGAACAACAACCAAGAAGTCAGGTATCGGTCTCACTGTGAACCTGCTCTATATTGATGAGTTTGCGCATATCAATGAAGCAAACCTAGATGAGTTCTACAGAGCGATCTTTCCAACCGTTACAGCTGACCCTAACGGAAAGATCATAATAACTTCTACTCCGAATGGAAAGAACAAATTCTGGGAAATTTGGAAAGATGCAGTTGACCGCAAATCAAGCTATGTTCCTCTAAGAGTAGATTGGTGGCAGGTCCCAGGTCGAGGAGAAGAATGGAAGAAGAAGACAATTGCTGATATTGGATCTATCGAATCCTTCAATCAGGAATACGGGTTACAGTTCTTCTCATCGGATAAGCTTCTTCTCAATTCTAAAGATTTGAAGAAGCTAGACAATATCAAGAGTGAATACGTTAGAGCAGATGGTCTATTTTTAAATGAAGATCTTCAATATGTGAACGAATCTCTCTATCTCCATAAAAAATATTCAGATCACAAGATTTCAGATTTCAAATCAGATGGATCAAAATATTTGGTAAGTATAGATACGGCAGATGGAATTGGGGGAGACTATTCAGTGCTCAACATATATAAGATGGTGACTTTACCGGTTAGAGAGCTCCTGAAGAAGAAGGAGATTGTCAAAAATGAGCTTGACACGGTCTCTCTAGTTCAAGTTGGATATCTAAGATCTAATCAAATAGATATAAATCAGTTCTCAACTGCATGCGAAGCGGTGATCTATAAAATGCTCAATCCTGACAACGTTAGGATCGTTCTTGAAATGAACCATAAAGGCGACATCATCTACAACAGAATAAAAGATAATGATTCCTTCTGGCCAAGTCAAATGATACACACTAAGCACACCCAAGCTGCTGTTAATTTTAAACCAGGGCTGAGATTAGGGCCGGTGAACAAGATCAAATACTGTGAAAAGTTCAGATACTATGTGACGATCAATCGAATAATCCCGAATGATTATCTCACAATTATGGAGCTCATGTCGTTCGGTAAGTCGAAGGGAGGGATCTACAGGGGACAGAATGGAAATGATGATCTTGCGATGACCTCCGTGAATATGGCGTCTCTATTTGAGTCTAATCAATTTTGGGATATTGCAGTTGATACCTTTGAATCGGCTGGAGATGAATATCGAAAAGAGGTAGAAGAAAAGATCTTCAGCATACACAGAGGAGAATCTAGGTCCTCAATGTATGACTTCAACAGCTTAAAAGAGATGAATGCTTCGCCTAAGAATAAAGTTCCAAATTCAATTTCTGGGTCAGATCACGTGTTCAATGTAGAATCTGCTGAAAAGATGATAAAACTCAGCCAGAGATTCTTTAAATCTTAAATCTTATTTGGTAAGATAGTATCATACCTAAAAAATAATCTAATGCGAACACTTCAATTTTCAGAAGATTTTACGATAGATCAAATATTTGAATCTCACAAGGTTGAGATCTATGATACTATCCTAGATTCGATACGTTCGACTTATCAATCTGATCCTGATCAGATCAGTATACTTACGATCTCAACCTCATCCAAAGAGTATTCGATCAATCTCACTAGCGATAAATTTGAGTCCAGCTTAGAAAAGTGCATAGTGTTCTTTGAGTCCATTGAATATTATGAAAAATGCCAAGAATGCCTGGACATTCTAAACGACCTTAAGAAAAAACAAAAATTTCAGAATGTATAAAGAAACCAACCGGAAGATCAATGAACGCATACAGACAATAGCTGAAAAATTCCAAACCGGAAAGATCACGGAACGAGAGAGAAATGAACTGTTCGGTCTCATCTATCCCCAGCTGAAATATTACATTTGGAATTTCTGTAAGAACGAAGAAGATACTGAAGAAGCACTTCAATTCTCTCTTGAAAAGATAATCTGCAATCTTTCAAAGTTCAATTCGGATAAGGGAAGATTCACAACATGGGCATATACGATCAGTCGAAATGAAACCTTGTATTTCCTATATAAGAAAAACAAGTATCCAACTTCTGACATAGAGCAAACCGGAGTCCCACCTAACTATCTCCATGAAGAGGTAGATCTTGGAATTGAAACGGATTGCGATCTCCTGTACAATATCACAATTGACGAAATTTACGGGATAGGTGACACTACTCTTAAGAACATTGCGATAGACAAAATGATCAATAAGGAAAAGATCGAAACTATTGCTGAGAGATATTCAATTAAACCGAACACTGTAAAAACCAAATTACGAAAGATCAGAAGTGATCTGAAGGACAAAGTGATAAAGGAGCATCCTCACTTTAGGTACACGCTAAACGAACTTTTCGACATATGAAAATCAACAAATACATTAACCCCAGAGAAATTATAAGATCCTTAACCTATCAGATTAAGGATATTTCTTATTATCTAGAGTATGCAAAAGTACTCAAATCCTTAGAAGAAGAGGGAAAGATTGAAAAGATTGGGCTTACCCTAAAGGACAAGAAGATGTACGTAGGGATCAATCTTAATCCTGAACTTTTAACCTACAGCGACGATACGCAAGAGAACATAGAGATCAAGTACGTGTCAGATAGGATGAGAAAGTATACTGATTTTTGCCAAAAAGAGGGAATACTCGATTTCATTGTCGCAGACTACGATAGAGTACAGACTAAAGATTATTACGGATACGTTGTAGAAATACGATATAAGTTCAAGCACTTTAGTTTGAAATCAATAGCTTACGATATCGCATATTTGACAACTGCTCTAATATCGACTGTTCTAGGCATCTTATATATCGTATAAGATCTCTGATAAATAATAAAAAGAAAATCAAATGAAAATTTTTGAATTTTTAAAGAAGTGGGCATGGCAGATTTTAAGTGCATCTCTCATGATGCTGTATTTAGGGCAGGGGTGTACTAATAAGAAAATCAATAAGCTCAGCGGTCAAATTGAAGCGTATGAATCAGCTGTATCACTAGGCCAAGATTCATTAGAAATGAAGATAGATGGTCTAGTATCGACCAGTATCACTGAAAAAGAAGCTAGAGATATCATGGAAAAGGTGATGCTCGACTATCTCATATATGAAGATGATCTTGATAAAGGAAAGATCAGCTTGTCTCAAATAAAAGATAAGATTGAATCAAATGATTGATTGGATATCTACACATAGAAACTCTATTATTCAAAATTCATTCCTGATCCCGATATTGCTGGTCGTGATCATGTCAATAAGTCACGTTGTGAGCTGGTATGATCTAGGTAACCCTATAAGTTGGGCAATCTATCTCTCAGTCGCGATTGAAATATTTGCTCTTGCGTCTGTTTCTGCTGCAACTATCAATATTGGAAGAGCGTCAATATGGTTTCTATTTGGATTGGTAACTGCAATTCAAATAATAGGAAACGTCTTCTTTGAGTACAAGGAGATTGAAATTCAAGGTGAAATGTTCCTGTCCTGGGTAGAATTGATATCTCCACTATTTCAAGATTGGGATCTAACAGATCACCGTCGACTTCTTGCACTTGTACAAGGTGGAACTCTTCCGCTAATGTCCCTCACTGCCCTTCATTTTTATATACAGTTCAATGAAAAATCTCTAGAAGATAAGGATACAGAAAAGAAGGAAAAAGGGTGGAACTCAGGTCCCCTTAACGAGCGACCTGACGTAAAGAATGCTCTTCAATATGCAAGTGACCAGGCTAAGAAGAGAGAGGAGGCAGGCATTCCAATAGAAGATGAGCCGACTGCTCTCTCAAATTCTCAATACAGATTGCAAGAAGAAGATCAGCAAGAAGAGGAAGAATGGGACGATGCTCATGCGACTGATATGGTCTTGAATGATATCGTTGAATCATTAGGAGATGAAGAAATAGATCAATTGATAGAAGAAGTAAGAAAAGAGACAGTTGTACCCGGAGAAATTCAATCAGACGATGAATTTAGAGAAGCCCTAAATCTATGGGGAAAGAACTTTGGTCCATATGACGGAGTAAATAAGAATAAGATACTCAGTTACTATAGGAGCCAAAAGTCGAAAAATAATCAAGAAAAATGATCCCCAGTGTCACTAACTTTTGCGAAAACAGCAGCTCTCAGCCAATATTACAGTTGTTTGACGACAAGTGTTTTAAAATAATTGAAGGGAGCGATACCCTTTCTCAATTTTGCCTGTCTGATTTTGCAATGCCATCTGATGGACATCAATGTTTCAATATCAGCATATCAAGTCTTGGAGAGTTTACAATGTTCGACAATGGCATGACTGGACAAGGATCCCCTCTACCTGATCTTACTACTGATCAATTATACGTAAGATCTATTTTCATTTACGTTGACTATCCAACTGTTGATGAAAATGGTGAAGAGATCGACATCAAGGACAAAAATGTTCAACTTTGGATAGAGGATGCTGAGTCTCTTACGTACAAGAAGCATCCTTTGTACAATCTATTCATGCTTACTACTAATCCTAAGTCAAGTGATCCTACTACTTTGATAAATAGAATAAAGATCGTCAATCCTAACGCGGATTTTAAGATCAGCATTAGAGGACTGACGACCTATGGAAAGGCAGAATAAAAAATCTTTTAAGATATGATTTTAAATAGCGCAGTAGAAATAATAGAGCTCCAGCACTATTCCTCGATCTCACCCGCAGGGGTGACATATGCACCTCAGTTCATTAGTACTGATAGGCGAAAACTTCCAGGTGAAAAGACCACTCTTGGTTACTATCAAGTAGGAGATCCTGATACCACTGGAAAGATTGGAAATACAAGCGGTCCAATTTATAGAATGGAATTTGTGGACATTTCTAACCTTACTGGCCAATATATCAAAATATGGGCTCTAGAAAACAGTGATGATAACGCACCTATCTATCCTGTGCTCTATCTTGCTGGAAAGACCTTAGACATTTGGCTGCAAAAATTTGAAATCGTAGACGTGAATGGCAACCTAGATACTCCTGGTGGAGACTATAAGATCTTCGGTCACAGAAAGAACAACATTCCTTATCAATATTGATGAAATACATCAATGAAAATATAGCAATGAGCGCGGTCCAAAATCGGGACATGCTTCGAGGTCTTCCATTCTATGGATCAAAGGGCGACTTTAATTTTGTAACCGGTCGAAGCCAGTTCACTCCGGGGGTCTCTATCAAGCAAGTGCCGCTGAGCGACATGTCTAGAAAGACGGATCCAGGGATCAGCGATTTTGAAGGAAATGTAAATCTCATAAGGAGATATTTTAAGCCAGGTGATAGGGTTCGTGGAATGCTCGTAAATTCCCAAATTGGAAAGAAGAAAGGAAGAACAGTGGTCGGCAAACTACATAGCATCAAGGTCAATCATCGAGATCATACGATAAGAGTATTCATAATAGACCCAAGCAGCTTAGAAAGATCAGAAATATACGTCGATACCATGGAGAGGATCTTTGAGTCCTATCTTGCTCTGACATTCTCAGAATATTCTGCTCTATTTTCATAGTAACTTTTCTTTTTCTAGAACCTGTTTCTCCCTTTCATATATAAAATAAAAAAGGGAATCACATGAACAACAACATAGACGAGAAAGAGGCTCTCTCTCATTTAGATCAAATAGATCGAGAGAATCAGGTCAATTCTCAACCAGGTTCCGAGCAGAATCCTGGCCAACCCCCTCAAACTAGTTTAGGCAAATCGACAATTGTTTCTGATTCAGGAGCAGGGGAATCTCCTTGGAAACTACTTAATCTGAACCTTCTACCTTCTAGGGGAATGTTCTATCATCCTAACGTGGAATTATTGATAAGATCTGCAAGCACTCGAGAGATTCGACACTGGTCTACAATGGATGAACACGATCCTATTGACATCAGGGAGAAGATCAATTTCATATTGAACTCATGCACTCGATTTAAGATCAAGGGAGATCCTAGGCCGTTTAACGTGAATGATTTCCTAGACATAGACCGGTATCATATCCTATTTAGGATATACGAGATGACTTTTCCAAATCAGGAAAACAAGCTTTTTGCTAATGTCAAATGTAGGAATTCTAAATGTGGGCATACTAACAGGATACAGGTAACTAGTCAAAATCTTTTAGGCTTCTCGATTCCTCAGGATCTTTCAAGATGGTATTCAGAGAGAGAAAGATGCTTCGTAATACCCTCAGAGAAACTAGGTGAGACCCTAAGGGTGTATCTTCCAAATATTGGAATATCTAATGCCTTTAGGCAGAATCGAGCTCAGGATGAAAGAAGAGGGATCTCGATTGATAAGTCATTCTATGACAACTGTCCCTATTTGATGTTCGATTGGAGAAATGCAAGCCCTGAGGTTCTCAATTCAGTTAGGAACGATATGAATAATTGGTCAACTGAAAAGTTCACTGCTATTTTCAAAATAACTGAACTTCTTAAAAAAGCATCAACCAACCGAGTAATTGGATCCTGTGAAAAGTGTAAATCTAAAATAGAGAGTCACATTTTTTTGGGAGGAAGCTTCACTGTCAAAGATATTTTCATTGTTTCAGCTAGACTTGATGAAATTATTTGAGCTTAATGCTCGTTTGGCGGTGAAGCTTGGACAAGAATTGAACACTCTATACGATCTTGACTATATGGAATATTCTATGTACGTCAATATCATAAACAAGGAGATTGAAGAGGCTAATGAAAAGATAAAGGAAGCTGAAAACCTTAACTTGAAAGTCAATCTTCCTACTGGTCTTAGGATCTAATAAATAATAAAAAGCCGAGCTGCTTTGTCTGAAAAATTAGATAGATTAATATCCCTATATGATTCTAAGGCGACTGATGACGTCGCCAAGGCAACAGATAGGTTCAATGAATTCAAAGCTAAGAGATCCGAGATGGTCGAGATTGACCATCCGTACTCTGCTAGTGTTGGAGATGTTAAATTCTCAACAGTTGGTGAAGTGTTCGGAGCCGCGATTCCAGAAAGCGGATCTTTAAATGATGTGATATATCGAAACATCGTCCCAAGCATTTTTGGGATAGATTCGAAATACAGAGAAGTGTTTGACGATGTTCGAACATTAAGGACATCAGTTGGGCAATTGCAGCGAGCAAATAAGATAAAAGAAAAAGGGGGAGAAAAGTATCTGGATGAGCTAATGAGATCCATAGGATCTCTAATATTGGATGTTCAATCTAGGGGTGGATCTAAATTTGATTTTTCCAGAATTGTAGAAGACGGACCGGAAGAGTTCAGTCGAGTACTCAATCGGATAGATGATCTACCCGACGCTCCCAGGGGAATCAGGAGTAGCCTTGAACTTTTTGATGCAGTTGTTGAATCTGGAGATCCTATAGGAGAACTTGAGGCAGCTTCCTCTATAAATGAAAATGAAGCAGGGGAATTAGAAGAGCCTCAAATCGAAGAAGTTGCTCCCCTATCTGAAGCAGAATCTGAAGTCGCATCGAGTGCTCCAGAAATTGAAGAAGAGCTTCAACCTCTTCCGCCTGCCCTAGAAGAAGAAACTGTTGAAGCGGTACCCGCTTCAACAGTTTCTCCTCTAAATGAAAATGAGGAGATTGATGCCGAAAGCATTGAAGAAACTGAAACAATTTCTCAAATACCTGAAGAGGTAGAGTCGAGGCCAGCCGAACTCGAACGGGAAACTATCGTATCTCCTCTAAATGAAGCACCTGTCGTTTCTTTAGAAGAAGCTCAGCCAGTTGCTGCAGAATCTCCTATTGTTGAAAACATATCTCAATCTTCTACTTCTGAAGATTTTGAATATAACACGATGAACGATTTCATCTCTAATTTTATCTCAACTGCTGGAGCATCTAATGTATTCAGTCTAGATAACTTCTTATTTGGTGGAGTAGACAATAGAGTATCCGAAGAATCAGAGAGCACTAATACGTCAAACTTTAATTCTATTCTAGGTGGAGATACGGTCGGCAATTTTATGAACATGTCTGAAGAGTCTATTTTTAATAATCTCTTAGGCACATTTGAAGGGTCAATGCCAATGTTTGGAGATCTTTCTACTGTTGAAGGGTCAATGCCAATGTTTGGAGATCTTTCTACTGTTGAATCATCCGTTTCAAGCATTTCTAACTTAAACAGCTTGGAGTATGTGAATCCATCAGTCTCCCAGACTAACATGTTGGAATCTACATCTAATCCAATTGAAATATCAAAAGAGGAAGTTAAGATGCTTGACAAGTCACCAATGTTCCCTCAGCCTCCTTCTAATATTCTTCAGCAACCTACATCAACTTCAACCGTCGGAGAATATACCAACGTATTTGACACATCATCTCAATCTAAGAATGAATCTGTATCAAATACTTCAAACACTGAACAGGTATCTTCTTCAATTGATCTAAGCGGTGTAGAAGCAAGGTTAAGAAGAATTGAAAATCTCTTGAGTTCCCCTCTTGAAGTAAAAATGATTGAAGAATGATAAAAGATCAAGACCTAGTTAAGATGAAAAAGATCATGTCAGAATATTCTGACGTCCATGATCGTCTTCTACACCTAGAGAAAGAAACTGAAAAGATCAAGGCAATAAAAGAAGATCTTGTACTAAAGCTGGATGGAATTAGAGAGAAAGAGAATGAATTGATAAATAAAATAAACGATTCTCTAGGAAGGAGCATAACTCCAACTGAGATATATTCTATCATTAAAAATGGTGTCAACTAAAGATAAGATCCTAATCGGAGCAATAGTTGTTCTCATTCTTCTACTAATCGGAGGAGAGATCCGATCTAATATCATCCAGTCTGGTCTAATTGACAAGATAAAGGAAGGAGATCAGATCATTCTAAAGATGGATGAAATGAAGAAAGAGTCAGAAGGACAATATGCAAAATTGGTAGATTACTTTAATTCTGAAAAGGACTTAAATAAGAAGCTGAGAGAGGATAATAAAACCCTTCAAAAAGAGATCAAAAAGCAGGGAGAAAAGCTCTTAATGATCAGCGATGCTGTTGTTACTCTAGATGGAAAGATATCAGAAGGATCTATTGAAGTAGACGAGCAAGACACTACCGCCTTCAATATGAACCTAACCTACCCTGATCCTGAATCTCCGTTTATAAATTGGAAGGGAAAGATATTTCCTGAAAGAAAGGCATATATTGGAGAGTGGAAATTCAATGAACTTCCTCTAAAAATAGTTCTGACTGAGACTCAAAGAGGCCTATGGAACACTAGGGTGATTGGCCCAGAGTGGATGAAACTTGACAGCTTGCAAGTAAACAGTCTTCCTCCAGAAGATTTTTCTCCAAAGAGAGAAACTACTAAAATTGGCCTGCTAGTTGGGGGAGGATACGCTAGAAGCCTGAGGCCAAATGGAACTGATGCGTTTTCAGTTGGTGTAGGAATGCACATATTAGATAAGCACATAGTGATGTTGAATGGAACTACTAATCAAGAGCTGAGCGTCAACTATCTATATAAATTAGACTTTAAGAAAAAATAGAATCAGATGCAAAGTAGATTTGTAAGCCTCACTCCATATTGTCTAGTTGAATATATTTTCGAACCTC